TGAAACTGAAGAAGAAATTCCAGCTGAAGATGAAGAAGATAAGAAAGAAGAAACTGTAGGCGCACCTAATAAAAACTTAGAAAGAACAGCTTTTGATAAAGACAAGAATCCTAATGATTTAAATGAGCCTAAAAAAGTTAAAAAAGTATTTCTTAAGAGACCCAAACAAACAAAATAAAAACTAAATCTTTACCGTTATGTTAAAATTTAATAAACAAGAAATATACCTTATATTTGAAGGACTTAAGTGTTTAATGAATACTAAAAAATATTCACATAAAGATATAATGCCTCTAGTAAATAAAATGCTTGAAACCGGAAAAATTGATACTTCTCGACAAGATGCATTCAAAATTCCCGAATCAGTTAATGAAGAGCTACAATTACATGACAAAGTTAAATATGATAAGCAAACCGGGTTTATTACAGGAGAAATAAACGGAAAATTTATTGTAATGATTCAGGGAAGAACCTACCTCGTAGATCCCAAAGAACTTAAGGAATATTCACCTAAGCCCGAAATAACAACTAAACCTCATATGAAATTTGATGAAGAAACACAAAAACTTCTCTTTGAACAGTATGTTAAATGCGGAATTCATCAGGGCAACATTCCAGTAAAAACAAACAGATGCTTTGTTAGATATGATCAATGGGAAAATGCAAGAGAAGATCAGCAAGTAAGAGTAAGCGTTGAAGGCATAGTTACATACGTGCCTAAAAATAAAATCGTAATATATGAAAATGTTAACGATTTTGCTAATCCTGAAAATTATGTTCCTGGGGTATTGATTGATCAAGTTACAGAAGAAGCTACACAAAATATTTTAGTTAATGTTATTGACTATACATCTGCGTTAGGTGATGCTGATAGTATAAGAATAATCATACAAAATGATATGGGAGAGCAAGAATTTCAAACTGCTCCTAAATCAATGGTAAGAACGTTATCAATTTAAAATTATGGCAACAAAGAAAAATATCACACCTACGTCATCGCCAGGGTTTTTAAAACCTATAAAATCGCTTTTAGATAATATTAAAAACGTATGGGGATATTTTATGACTGTTGTTGCAATAGGAACATTTGTTTGGACATTAGGAGTTAAATCTGAAAGAAAAAGCGTAGATACTGCTAATCTTAAAAATGCTGTAGAATCATTAAAAGAAAACAGCAAAAAAATAGATACGTTAATTATTATAATTAATGATATTAAAAGTTCTCAGGCAAATTTAGTTGAAGGACAAAATTCTTTACGGGATTCATATGTAAAATATTTGGTTAATGATCCAAAATTAACTAAAAAAGATTTTATGGAATACATGCAAGGGCTTGAATTTCAAATTGAGATGCCAAATATTCCCGAGATTACAAAATCGACTAACGATACAATAGAATATAAGCCAAAGATTACAGTTAAAAAGGCTGGTTCTAATATAAAATAATCAGTTAAGTTCACAAAAATTAAAAGCGTGTTAAAACTTATCACGCTTTTGTTATATAAATTAAAAATTATATAAATTTTAACTTTATGGCAACAAATCATTATGTTAAAAACTCTGAATTACGGGAAGAAATAATACGATGTAAAAAGAATGATGTTTTATCAGAAGAAGCTATTAACATGTTTATAATCCTTGCTAAAAAATACTCCAATAAATATCAATATATGTATGAAGAAGATAGAGAAGATTGCATTTCATTTGCAGTTATGGACTGTTATCTTTATTGGAGAGGTTATGATCCTGAAAGATCACAAAATGCATTTGCCTATTACACTCAAATAGTCAAAAATGGATTCGCTAAAGGTTGGCGTAGATTATACGGGAATTTACCTAAATCACGTAAAATATCTCTTTCAACTAACAATATATATAACATATAAATGGCTTTTAATGAATCATATAAGCATTGGCATAAACCGGATATGTCTCCTAATGCTAAAACACAACAAGGATATTATAAGCTTCAAAACCCGCAAAAATATCTGGGCAATCCATCTCTTGTAATATATCGTTCTTCTTGGGAACATTCGTTTTGCCGTTGGTGTGATTTTTCTCCTTCTGTTTTACGTTGGAGTTCAGAACCCATAAGAATTCCATATTATGATAGAATCTCCAAACTTGAGGAATGTAAAAAACAAGGCTTAGATCCTAACAATCCAAAAAATTGGGTTGTTAAATATTATAATACAGATTATTGGATTGAAGTTGATAAAGGCGATGGTGAAATACAGAGAATGTTTATTGAAATAAAACCTTCAGGAAAATTAAAAAAACCTATCCCACCAAATGCAAATGCACCTCTTAAAGAAATTAGAAAATTTAACAACGATGCTAAAGAATACTTGATAAATGAAGCTAAATGGGCTGCAATGAATGCATGGGCAGAAAAAAGTAATGCTAAATTTTATGTCTTTACAGAGCATACGTTAGAAAAACTTATAGGTCGATTTTGGCCAGCGAATAACAGATAATGAAATCGCCTAAAGAATTACATGAAATATATAAGCGAATCGATGATATCGAAAAAGTTGCTTATGAAAGATTAATAGAAAATTACTTACGACTTGAATTAAAGGGTGATCATAAATTAATTGATATAGACTCAACTGATCAAGAATCTTTAATAGCTCGTGCTAATCGTGGGTTGCCTATCCCAGGAATGATTTATATTTTTATCAATGTTGATGAAAATAATCTAGTTGAATTAGAAAATTTTAAAACAGGAAAACAAGTTACTTTTCATGATTTTACTCCAATAGTTTTTTGCACTTCTTTTAACCCGACAACAAAGTTAATTAAAGGCATTAACATGAATATTTTGCCACCTTCAGAAAGATTAAAGTTTCTTCAAGTGTATTATGAATATTATAAAAACTTTTTTCAAAAAATAGAAGAAAAAACTCAAAACAATAAATTAGCTGTTAATTATACATATATTATGGCTACAATACTTGGTAAGAATCCTCAACTTTTTGAGATATTTAATAAAAAATATAACACTTTATTCGAGTTTGGTTATCGATCATACTATTTAAGAAATGTAAGAAAATTTAGAATGATTGAATACGAGGAATGGAAATATATCCCGTTCTTAACACCTTCTTATGCGTTTAAAAGAATTAATTTAGAAATACTTTATCAAATGTATTGGGACAATCGAAATAACAAAGAATAAAAACCATAATTATATTGTTAAATATAAATATATAAATAAATAAAAGTAATTATTGTGGCTGGAATATTTTCATTACGCAATTTAGATAGAGGCTCCCGAGGATTTTTAGATAATTTACAAAGAAATATTCGTTATCTTTCTGTGCTAGGAATGAAATGGGATCAAAATCTCATTAAACAATCCAAGTCTATCGGAATATCTGAAATTCAAGAAGATTCAATGTATAGCCTATATGGTCAACCTCAAATGGCCGCAGGCAGAGATATTGGACAAACAGAATTTATTGCTTTTTATGACAAAGAATATCCGACAAGAAGAGACTTCTTAAGAAGATTTGCAATGAATGGTGAAATAGAATACGTTTTAGATGTTATTGCCGATGAAACTATTATCCAAGATGATGCTAACTTTTTTGCATATCCAAATACGCAAAAGCTTAAATCTGTTTTAAAAGCTGAAAAGGCTAAAGAAATTGTAGATGATTTAAATGAATCATTTAAAAGAGTTTATTATGCATTTGGATTTAATCAAGGACATGCTGCTTGGCACTATTGTAAAAAATTTCTTATTGACGGATTTCTTGCCTTTGAAATAATTTATGACGGAGAAGGAGATGAAGATGCAAAAAACATTTTAGGATTTAAAGAATTAGATCCCGTTACATTAGAACCTGAATTACGAATAGATGAAGAAGAAAATGAATATCGGGTTTGGGTTCAATTCAGAGGAGACGCAAAAAGACAAAGAGAATTAGTTGATGGTAATGTAATTTATATCTCATGGGCACGAAATAATTTTATTTCAAGATTATCTTACGTAGAAAGATTGGTTAGATCTTTTAACATGCTAAGAACAATGGAAAATTCCCGTATTATATGGAACATTATTAATTCACAACACAGAATGAAAATAGTTGTTCCTATAGGTACACAATCTGAAGTTAAAGCTCGTACAAGATTATCAGAACTTAGAGGAATATATAAAGAAGATGTTAACA